TTATATTGATGTTACATCGTCAATTTCCTCAGCTATTACGTGTCCCGACAAATCGATATTTCCACCTCCTCCGTTCATCCCCGTCGCACTCCATACACCTTTTGTTTCGCAGTAAAAAATTGGTCCAGGTATTGTTTTGCCCACTATGGCCCAATCACCTAAAATTGGAGATGGTATAGCAGCTTTTAATGCTTCAATAGTAGGATATAGCCCTTTACTCACCCCTTTGATGTTTTTTGCCTCAAGCCAGCCGTCTACTATCACGTTTCCTTTCAAGTGGGTCTTTCCCTGAACGGTCGCATCACCGCCTATCGCCGAATTGCGACCTACGGAGACATCACCGTTTATATGTTTTGATTCGTAACTCATATTAATACAGATTTAGCCAATTCGTTCAATGCGGCACTTTTTTCCGTATCGCCGAATGTCATTAATACTAATGCAGCTATGGTATATATCACAGCATCATAACACTTCTCACAGATTTCTATTGAGTCATATTTGTCTATTTCCGGATAAGGTAGATATACAGCACGGCTCACTTTCGCTTCTGTCGTTTTGCATGAATAAAATTCCATCACTCTTCCTTCTGGTCGTATGGATATGATGCAAACAGGCCGTTGGCATGTTCCTCTTATGCCTTTAAATCGGGAAGACTGTTTTTTGTATTCAGGTTCATCGATACTTGTGGGGTTGAATACCGCACGTTCCCAATCGTTCATTTGAAAAACAACAAGACGCATGAAATCTTCTGGTAGCAATATCCATCCACTTTCATGCTCTTTCCAATATATAGCATCACCGAAATTGTGTCCGCCGTCAAGTAAATAGGACGGTGCAGAACTGTGCACACGCTTTACTGCTTCTACAATCTTCGATGTAATGATGTCATCAAGTGCAAGAGTGTCCACATCGCCTATAATCTTCAGTGTATCACTGTTCGTGTTCTGGTCCAAGGCGGTGCGTACATCCTCCTGTATTTTGTTCTTCTGATATACAGCCATAAGCTCTTATCTTTATTCCAAACCTTCAAACTCAATTCTATTTGCTGTTGCCTGCTCCATGATTGCTTTGGTCGAGCGCATGGAAGTGCGGCTGATACCGAAAGTGTCTGCAAGGTAATCCTTTGCACTTGCAATGTCGCTTACTTTGACTTTGCGGAATGTCGTATTGTTATCCCCTGCGTCTTCTTGTGGCACTTCGTTCTGTCTGCCGGTTTCGTTGTCAGGCGTGTCTTCACCATTGTACGTACCTTCGACATGCAGTTTTTCAGATGAACCGTTTTTAGACGCTTTTCCGGTTGTTTCTACTGTCTCGGATTGCCCGTGCAAAGAATGAAGTTTGAACAGTTTGCCAAACTTGTAATGGTTCTCTATAGACTTCTGTATATCCTCGTTGTCGGTAGTGAATACGCTGCTTCCATTTGACAATGGAACGAATGCGATATGCAGGTTCTTCTTACTCGGAAGCACCACATTAATACTGATATTAGTATTCGCCTTGTAGGTTTTTGTAATCATATTCATTAAAGTAAAAAGGGGAGGGGGTACTTTATCCCATCCCCGGTAATTAATATTCTTTATGAGCTCTTATTATGCCGCATTTAAATCTTGGGAAGGTGCTTTAGCCAGTCTCATACGTGCATGTGCCTTTGCATAACGCAGATACAGGCAGCTTACCTCTTGGATAACTACCGCATCGGTACGGCGGATACCGGCCTTTTGCAAGTCGAGTACGTTACGTGCCCAAGACACATGTGTTTTTTTGGAAAGATATTCTGGATCCATTGCAAAGCCGCAATCACTCATTCCGTTTACATCGAACAGTTCATGGTGTATGGTCAATACTTCTCCGAAATCAGTATCCCAAGATTTGAATTTCAAGTTCCATACCTCCACGGTATCTTTCAAGCGGAATTTTTCGCTCTTTATCTTGGAGAATGCAGAGAGCATATCACTACCACAAAATAAAATCTTACGCTTGTTACCGATGCCGGTACCAACAAAAAGGTCTTTGGTAATATCCACAAGGTTTTCATCGGTAATTATGGCGCATTTCTTGTCAGTATCCCATTCGCCCACCTCGATGTCCTTTCCGGCCATCCACCAGATACCACCTGTAAACCAAGTGTTCATGCCGTCCTTTGCAATGTGCTTGATAACCTGCTTCACACCGAACAGATAAGTATTTTCCATTGCGAGGCGCATATCATATACACCGTCTTCTTCAATGTCTGAGAAATTCCAGTTCACTTCTTTGGCGGCAATCTTGTCAAAAGTTGATTGCTCTACCTGAATCATGAAGTTCTGACAATACTGGGTTTCAGGCATAGGGATATTATTGAATCGTCCTGTCTGAACATCCAATTCCCCACATGCTTTTCCCATGCGTACAAGCGTTGTTCCTTGTGGAATTTCCGGAACAAGAATCGGCTGTTTGCTTGAATCATCCATTTTGCCATTTACGGCATACACTGTAGGAAGATTTGTTGAGCTGTCCTTTCCGCACACACAAAGCACGAGGTCCGGAACGTTGCTGTCATCTTCCGTATATTTCGTTCCGTCCGGTTTGGTGATGGCGCTGACACCGACTACCCTAATGGTATCATCCAACGTGAACATATTCAAATCATCTACCGGTAACGACACGCTCGCACCGCTGAGCATAGCTTCTAGCTTTTTGTTGGTACTGCATTTGATTTCACGTGTACCCACGCTGTAATACTTCACTTCAAATGAATTGGTGGAGCTTGATTTTGCATAACGGCTGATTTGGTCAATTGGAGTAGCCATCGGACGGATTTTCACGATGCGTTTGTCCACATCACTCAAATAGAAATTTGGATCGCCGGTTTCACGCCCTCCTGTTTCAGTGGAAATACCGTCTGTTCCACCCGTACCGTCCGCACCGGCTGTTGTTTTACCCGCATCAGGTAGGTTCGATGCTTCTGCCATCATGACACCGCTTGATGCACCCGTCACAAACGCCAATATCATCAGCGTAATGCGACAAAAGAAACTCATTGTTTTCTTCATTGCTCGAAATTTTAAAAGTTAAAAATGTAATTGGTTTATATTTATCTGTTTATCGCCTTGCGTTTTTCACCGCCACGCTCCCAAATGTTCTGTGTACCATCATAACGCCCGATTGCACCGAGGTCAGGCATCTGTCGTGAACCGCCGCTGCCGCCACCGTTTTTACCGGCAAGGTCGGCTGTACCGTCATTTTTGCCTGCTTTGCGTAGTTTTTCTTCAATCTTGCTGTTGCGCCCCTTTACTTCACCCTCATGTCCGGCAGCTTCCACATCGCTGTCGTGCCTGATTGCTTTTATGGCCATTTCTATACTTTCACGTGTAAACTTACCCATGATTCCGTCACGTACAATGCCTACAAGAAAATCCATTGCGCTGTCGATGTCCTCATCCGGCAATCCTTCTTCCTGTTGCATGGTTTCAAGGGTGGTCAGGGTTTCGTCGAGGTTCTTCTGATACTCTCCCTCGTACTCTTTCTCTTGGGCGATTCGTTCCGCAAATTCCTTGTTGGCGGCTGCAAGTGCCTCCTGCTTTTCGGGGTCTTCAAGTGCGGCCTTGAAATCATCCCCGAATTTGCGCACCATACCGATGATAGGGTCTTCGCCTTTTCTCCAGTCAGTAAGGAAAGCGGCACTTTGCGGGTTGCTTGCAAACAGGTCGGACAGCGCTTTTTCACGTTCCTTGTAACCGGACAATTCCTTGTCGTAACCATCGTAATCGTCATTGATTTGACCGAATAACGCTTCATCATCGGCAAATTCTCTGTCCGGATACTTTGCTTTCAATCGCTCTGTGTATCGCTCGCGATTGCTCTTAACTTCCGTATTATTAGGCATAATTCAAAAATTTAATTTATAGTCAGATTCTACAAGACAAAAATAGGCAGGGAAAGCAGGATGTCATGTTTATCTTTTTACGCTCCTATTGGTAACTTTGGTACTATAACGGGAAGAAAAATGAAGCATAAAGGAGCAGTTATGGAATACTCTATGGAGCGTATGAACGACTTGATGAGAGCATACGATGAATACATTTCATCGTGTGATTATATCCGTATGCCTGAAGTGTATAAAGTAATTGTAAACATGCCGTCCCGGAGGTTTTGGGTCAGCGATATTCGTGCAGCATTGGTCGTTTCCGTCATGATGAGGGGTGAGAACGATTTAAGCGGTATGCGGCCGTTGAAGAAAGAAATGTATGAGGAAATTCATACAAGGGTTGTCGCTCTCAAATCAGAATACCCGGAACTTACCATTTCTGAGCTGTGTGCTAAAGTGATTGCTCAACCCGCACCGAAATTCTATCTCACGCCGGGTAGTGCCAAGATGATGATATGCAAGGCTAAAAAACGATGGATGCAAGAAAAGTTGAGAAGATTACGGCTCTCCTGATTTCTGCCATGATTGTGTGTTTGTCATTTTCAGGAGAATGGGATTGGCAAACTGTCGGCATTTACGCTGGAAGTAATATGCCAGGACGCTTGCTGTATCCGTTTTTCCATACGAATATGTTTCATGCCTTGCTCAATTCATGGTGTTTATTATCGATTATTTTCATTTACGATATTGGGATAGGAAGATTGCTGTCAGCCTATATGATTGCCGTTACAGTTCCAGTTGATACCCTTGGATATTTCACGACAATGGATTCTCCAACGGTAGGATTGTCCGGATTGGTTTTCGCCCTGTTTGGTTCAATATCGTTTGAGGTATTACGTAAACGGTATTATCAGTTATGGATGCTGTTTTACCTTGTGGCAGGCTTCCTGTTTCCGGGCATAAATGCCGTATTGCATCTTTGGTGTTATGTATTGGGACTCATCATGGCTCTGCTAAACAAGCCTGTTAAAATCATGCACCATGAAAGATAAGGCCATCAAGGACATATTGACAGAGAATGAACGCCGCAATGCGATTGTATATGCAAAGTTCAATCCAATTACCGGAGAAGGTTCTGTCGGTAAACGTGTAAAGTGTACCATCAGTGACTTTCCTATACATACCCAGTGGTTACCGGAACGTATCATGAAAGTACCGCTTGTACGCCAACTCATCGAAGCCGGTTCTATTTCCAAATTCCTCACGGACTACATGGGCGTGGAAGACAATCAGGATGATCGCTTGAAGGTCATAGAGCAGTTTGTACGAATACGCAGCCGCGAGGATTTTCCGTTTTGGGCGGCAACATTTGTCTATATCAAGGCCAAAGGCGGTGGTGAGGATGTCCTGTTTCGTCTGACAAGACCTCAACGGCGTTTTGTGGATCGGCTTGAGAAATTGCGTATTGCAGGGAAACCGATACGCATCATCCTGCTTAAAGCACGGCAATGGGGTGGTTCCACCACTTCACAGCTTTATATGGCATGGTTGCAGTTGCTTCACAAAACTGGCTTAAACTCACTTATCATTGCACATCAGGGCGCAGGCTCCGATGAAATCAAGGATATGTTCGACCGGATGATTAAAAGTTATCCTGTCGAAATGCTCTATAAAATTGATGAAGCCTACAATGAGAACGAGCCGAAGATTGTAGGAGTGGGAAAATCGGGAAGTATATCGCGTATTCCGCAGCGTAACTGCAAAATCAAGATTGGTACGGCTGAACGCCCGGATTCGTGTCGTGGCGGTGATTACAATCTTGTACATCTCTCCGAAGTAGGAATATGGAAGGCTACGGAGGGAAAGAAACCGGAAGACATTGTGCGCTCCGCCTGTTCGGGTATTCTCCTCAAACCCTACACCATGATTGTTTATGAAAGCACAGCAAATGGCACCGGGAACTTCTTTCATCGCGAATATACTGCCGCAAAAGAAGGGAAATCCCAGTTCGAGGCAATGTTCGTTTCATGGTTCGACATCGAGCAATATACACTCGCTTTTGATTCGGACAAAGAAAAATGGGATTTTGCAGAATGGCTTTATCAGAATCGGGACAATGAAAATACAGATTCCGAACGTGAGGAATGCGGTAAGTATCTTTGGTCGCTGTGGGAAAAAGGTGCTACGCTCGAAGCTATCCATTGGTACATAGCCGAACGCAGGAAGTACAATGACCATGGGCAGATGGCTGCCGAATTTCCGTCTGATGATGTGGAAGCCTTCGTACATTCGGGAGCACGTGTGTTCGACAAATACAAGGTCGATGCAATGCGTAAGACCTGCAAGAAGCCTAAATATGTCGGTGAAGTCTGTGCCGATGCGGATGAGGGCAAGAACGCTTTGCAGAACTTGCGTTTTGTGAAAGACAAACAGGGATTGTTGCATATTTGGGAGTTGCCGGAAACAGATGAAAAGGAAGTTGTTACAAATCGTTACCTCACGATTGTCGATGTGGGTGGACGTTCCAATAAAGCAGACTTCTCTGTTGTTCTTGTGCTTGACCGTCTGTTTATGATTGATGGTGGCAAGCCTGTCGTAGTGGCACAATGGTACGGACATTGCGACATCGACCAGCTTGCGTGGAAAGCGGCACAAATAGCGGCTTTTTATGACAATTCACTCTTGGTGATAGAAAGCAACACCTTGGAAACGCATGACAAGGAGCGGCAGGTAGATGGCGACCAGTCACAGTTCATCCTTAATCAAATCAAAGAGATTTACCCTAATCTCTATGCACGTGGTCAGTCCGAAGAAGCCGTACGCGAGGGATTGCCTACCAAATACGGCTTCCATACCAATGTCTCAACCAAACCGATGATTATATCAACCTTAGTCAAGGTTATTCGTGAGAATTTATACACGGAACGTGACGAACGTTGTCTGGACGAATATTTGTGTTACGAGAAAAAACCGAACGGAGCTTTCGGAGCGATTACCGATAAACATGATGACTTGTTAATGACAAGAGCCATAGGCTTGCATATATGTTTCTTTGAAATGGAAATTCCAAAGATTGTGCTTCGTATCGGACGATTTGTTGTCAAAAAGAAAAAAGCTGTTTCAGCAGCTACAATATAAGTTTAACTATAAAAACAAGGAACAATGAACATTTTCAGAAAAATCAGAGCTTCGCTTCGTTTACGTGAAGCAGTCAGACAGGCAGACGAAAAACACAAAGAAAACGGAGAACGTTACTACGTTATACCTGCCGGTGGGAAAAAAGGACAGCTTATCATTATGGATAGAAAGAACTTCCGCAAGTTGAAACAGAAAGGCTACATCAATCACAATACGTTCGTGAGTGACCTCGAACGCGAATGTTTCTACTGTACCCCCTACAAAAACGGTTCAGCTATGCTTCCTTCTGCTGTTATTGCATTGAAACGAAAACAGTATTTCTCATGGCTTGATTCATTTTCAAATACCAAAGAGAATGGGAAAGTACGGAAATATTGATGGCATTGCCACACTTACCAATGACCCGCTCGCACTTGACAATATCAACAAGTTTAACATCGGAGACCGGGTGATGTGCAATGATAACGGTGTCATTGGTACGGTCAAGGATTTGGATGTTCCGAACGAAGCCTGTGTCGTGGATTTCGACAATGGGGAGGAAGATGTCTGGATAGAAAATTTCCAACTGTCCAAAGAATAACCCGAAAGGCGGATGGATAGGGGGAGCCTTCTGTCCTTTCGCCTTATTTTTAGAACATTGATGCAAAAATTGTAATCGTTGTTTTGTGGTTTAATGTTTAATGTTTAACTTTGCATGAAAGTTACAGAAAGGTAATCATTATAAAATGACAGGAATGGGCAAATTATTCAAATATGATAGGGCTGTCAACTCATTGCTTTACTCATTAAAAAAAATGGGAGGACGGACTGATATGCACAAACTCTGCAAGATTCTGTATTTTGCAGACCAGCGTCATTTGTCAAAGTACGGACGCAGCATAACCGGTGATACATATATAGCCATGCAGTTCGGACCTGTACCTTCTTATGTCGATGATATCCTCAAGGCACTTCGGGGTGACAGCTTCTTTTCGTCAAGCCATGAGATTGAGCCTTTAAAAGAGTGCATGGTGTTTGATAATAGATTCGTTGTACGTGCGCTTAAAGAACCCGATATGGACGAATTGTCCATTTCCGATGTGGAATGTTTGGACTACTCAATTGACATTTGTAAAGATAAGTCTTTTTCTGAATTGACTGCATTTTCACATGGACTTGCGTGGAGCAACACACAGCGCGACCGCGCTATTTCGGTGAAAGACATTCTTCGCGAAGCTGGTGATGAAGAAGCGTATGTCGAGTACATTGCCGACAATCTCAAACTCCAAGCTGCTTTCTTGTAATGGAATTGCCGGTACAACTTCTCCAACAAAGCATTAGGCGTGGTTCGGTGCTATTATCAGATAGCTTTGAAGATATTGACCACGCAAAATTTTTCGCTGTTGTAGGCGTATATCAAGACCATATTGCAGGGTTCTTTTTCATAAATTCGCGTGTTCATCCCATTGTAGAATCCAAGTCGGAACATTTCGCCATGCAATATCTATTGCGCAAAAAGGATTATCCGTTTCTGCATTATGATTCTTTCCTCGGCGCGAATGAACTTCAAATGCGCCCGATTGCTTCCTTGGCTGAATCTATGCAAAACGGTCAAACCTCCATTGTCGGGCATCTGACCGATGAAGACTTGACCGCTGTTTTGGAGGCTTGCCGGAATTGCAACCTGTTCTCTGCAAAAGAAAAGCGACAGTTCTTTTACTGATTCATCGCCTTATTGCATTATTCAGTTTGTTCACGGCCTGCATGTTCGCACCTTGTTGCGCTTGCGCCATCAGTTCGGGAGAAAGACCGTCGGGCACTTTGCCCTGCTCCAACTGTTCCTTCTGTGATTTGATACTTTGCAACAATTCATCTGCAAACGGGAAATCTCCATGCTCAAGCAGCTGCTCTACACTGATTGCCTGAGACTGGTACAACTGCATAAGCATATCGTTAGCAAGATGCCTGTATGCCGGTGTTGAAGTGCTTTCGGTAATGCTTAAATCAAATTCTACATCACGTATTTTCTTCGGGTCATATTCGATTTGTGCACCACTCTTACCTGCAATATTGAATACACGTTTGCTATCATAAAACTGCTGCATATTCTTCACATCCTTATATGCTCCGTCCACTACAAAACAACTGAAGCATTCAAGCAGGTCGAGTAATGACTTCGTGGCGTTTTCTGTCTGTTGGTTATAGTGCGATGCACTTTCACCGGAATACCCGGGCTTTCCTTGTAATGCGCCCGTAACTCCCGATATATCTTCAAAAAATTTGAGTTGCATGTTAAGCAGTTCTGCAATGCCTATATTTGTGGAATTATTGGCCACCTGTTCCGGCACTTTTCCGCTTTTGCTCGGCTTGTATACGATGACACCGTTAAATTCCGTCCAGCTCTCTGCAATATCGTCAATGCTCACACCATCAGGCAAGCAATCTTCGGGCATCATCAGCACGCCTTTGGCACTCGCCCGCATTATCCAGTCATAGAGGGTTATCAATCGGTTGGTATATCGCTGTTGGTCGATTACATCAGCAACGAATGAATGGATTTCACCATCAATGAACGGATATGCCTTGAAAACATATGGATGGCTTCCATGCTCGTAAGGCGTTTCCCCCTCCCTCAATATGTCGCCAAAAGGAGAAAGGTAATAGAAATACCAATAATCATCCACAAACCAAGTAGCTTTTATCAACGGAACCTCATCTTCCGGCATACCGGCTTCCTTGGCCATACGCATACGTTCTTCATTTTCAGTAAGCACCACTTGTGCGTAATCTTCTTCGTCTATTTTGAAAATATCGCCGTTTTGGTAGTCATGGCAACGGTATCTCGGTTTTTGCTCCTTGCGCCATATCTCTATCACACGGCATCGTCCTGGTTCGCTTGTGAATAGAAAATCGTAGTTTTCCAAGCGGCTATACCCGAAACGCTCCGCGTATGTGGCTATGTAATCTTTCCTTGCCGTCCACTTGTAAATGTCACGCAATTGTCTGTATTCCTGCGGACTTGATGCGAACTGTTCACACAACTGTCCGAAAGAAATGTCGTGAACTTCTCCAAGCACGGAAACATCCCAACCTCTGAAATCTCTCATGTTGTTGTCGATAAAGAAATTATTGGGTTGCACATAGTCCGTCCAACAATCCTCTTTTCCATTACGCCAACCGTACGATTTACGGTGAACGATAAAACCGCTTATCAGGAACTCTTCCATAGTTCGGGCATATACATCGTTCATTCGGTTAAGCTGCATGTTGCATTGAAGTATCGTACTCATCGTTTCACCAAGTTTCTGTTCATCCCGATCACGTGCGGTACAGGTCGGTTCTTTACTTTGGCTTCGATACACGCCAAGCACGCTTCGCACAAGCCTACGGATAAGGTTGTTTTTCAAAGGCACGTTGCCTTGACTTTTAATGTATTCTTCCTCGCTCATGGATTTTCCGTCCACACAAATCATATCGTCCCATTGGAAACCATAGGTATAGCGTTTGTTTCGCTCCCGGTCTTTCCGAAAGTCGTCCATCTGGCTCCAATAGTATTGTGCTTCCATAAGAATGTCAAATGCCCTGCGGTCACCATAACGTTTTGCAGAAACAACAGTATCTATCTCGGCGGCATCATTTCTTCCAGGAGCGATACGGCTCATTGGCAGCAATTTTCTTTCGCTTTTATTTATATGCATATTTTTATCATTTTAATGATTGCTCGGAACAAATATACTGCTCCGGGCAATCATCCTATGTTTAACTATTTACGGGTCTCTAATTCTTCCAACTTGCCAAGCATTTCAACTTTCAAGTTCATTATCATGGTTTCTACCTCCTCACGCTGGGTTGGGTCAATAAGTTTTAGAGCATTGCTTGCCTTTTGGATGGCATTATAATAGCCTTTAACCAAAGCGTAGCGTTTGAATACCTCGGAATTGATAAGTTCATCTATCTTTTCAGCATACTCGATGTTACCCATTCTGACCTGATTCTTGTATCCGCTTAGAGAATGCTGGACACCTTTCATTTCATCAACTGCATCATAATACTCACGGTTGACTTTACTGCCAGTTGTCCGCTCGCCTGCTGTTTGATAGAAACTGCTTATGACAGGTACATTACGCCATTCCCGCAAATCTTCATTCCACAGCATTTCCAATGTCTTTTGGGTCTTGTTCAGCGTTTTGCCGACACCTCCGAGATAACTTTCAAACAGATGTTCAATCAATGCAGGATTATTTAGGCTGACTTTTCCCAAAAGTGGCTTGTCAATCCAACCCTTATCAACATTGTTTCCTCCTGTTATCTCGTTCAACCACCTTGTGCCGTCAACAAGCCAAGGGGCGGTACTCTTGTACGCCTTTGTCCACTCTGGATCCATTTCGTTCCACGTGTGTTTACGGTAAATAGGTTTACCAAAATAATCCGTATTGGCTATAATCTGTGCAAATGGTTGTCCTATAGTCGGTGTAAGGCTTACTGTGACATTGCCTCCGTTTCCTGTCAGGTCAATAGGAAGCATGGACGAGAATCCGGTTGCTGCCTTACTTAAACCGTCTTCAACATTTTCCTTTCCGGCAAGGACTGAATATGCTATTTCTCCCATACTGTAGAAAGGTCTCATTTCGTGTGGTAATGGAAGCGTCATATATCCGTTTTCACTCCAAGGTACATAAAGGACGAGGTTGTTCCTGCGTACCCATTCCGGCAAATCCCAATAACTGTTGTCATCGTCATCTCCACCAAGCAGAGCCTGTATAGCCAAGTTCATCATTGGGACAAGGAAGCCCGCCGATGAGAACAGGGTTAATGCCATAGTGGTTTTGGCAGGGTGTTTTTCCATAAGTTTACCGAAGTTCGCTACACTCTGAATGGCTGCATTGAAGAAAATATAGGCAAAGTTCATATACTTGGCACCTAATCCGCCGCTACCTTTCTTGTTGAAGTTGACGGTAATCTCTTTTGCGTCATATACGGACTGCGCCACATCCCTGCCCATTTGGCGGCTTGTCATATACACCATGAAGCGTGTCGTGTCCTCTGCGCTTCTATTCAGAAACTCCACGCTGTCCCACAATCCGTTCCATGCTTTTTTGGTAATGGAACTTTTACCTTCAGCTTCTTTTACGAAACGCTTGATGTTGCGTTTGTAGTCCTCAACCGTATTCAATTGGGTAAATCCCGTTTCGCCTCCATTACGGACAAACTCGTCAAAATAACGTTCCAAATCGTTATTTCTATCAAGGCTGCCGTTTTTGTATTTTACAAGCAGACGCGGCAGTTGAGCCTTAATCAGGCATTCTGTTACATTCTTGTTATACTTGGCTGTATATGCAGCGTTTTCTTTAATGGCTACTGCCGTACCTGCCCAAATGATGTCCCTTGACAGGTTGCTCACGACAAAGGCAGGGTTCATTGAAGTAAATGCCCTTGCCATAAGATTCTTCACCGCTTTTGCAGCCTTATCCAGACTGCTGTCGTTTACATCCGGGTTGGTCAATCCGTTGATGGCTTGTGCAGCTCTTGGATTGCCATTGATATAAAGGCAATATTCCTTACCGGCTCTTTTTACCCTTACAACGTGTTCCTGACCTTCACGTTTCGTAATATGCATACTTAGTTTCAGCCCGTCCTTCTTTTTCGTGGCATTATCTCCGAGGGCTTCCATTTCCTGCTCGAATTGTTCGACAATGGAAGCCACCTCGTCACCTGTCGCATCTTCCGGGATTACAGGGTTTCTTGCTTCCCATTCACCAGTGGCATTGTCAAGCACATACCATTGTTCGCTAACGCTTACAAGTTCATTCGGATTGTTTAGAATGAAGTTCAGAAATTTCTGCTTCATCAGATTCCTGTTTCCTTGAACGATGCTGCTTTCCGCCATGAATCCAATGGTGGCCAACGGGTCGTCAGCCAGACTTGTACGTCCTTCCGCTGTCTTCAATGTCGGAGAAAGCATCAGACGGTTGCTTGTCATATATTCGTATTCGTTGGAAGCGACTTCGCAATCCCAACCTCTTAATGGCACATAATATTTGAACATTCCACAAATTTTGTCATAAGTGGATTTGCTCATCAAGCCGCTATTGTAACTTTTGCGTAACGTTTCTTTGGTCGCAGCGTTGATTTTATCCCACAATTCGGACACACTGTATTTGTTCTCGAACTCATCAACTATCATTTGTGCAGCCTCGGTGAAATTATCTTTATCACCGGTCAATTCAGTCAAACCCGAATAATCACGTGCAATAGTACCGTCCCAAGTGTCACCATCCTGTTCTGCATCTCGTTTGGAGAATTCCTCATTACGCTCCAGACCATGCTTTGCTATGATGTACGACTTCAACTCTTCATAAGATGCACCTGATTTGATAAGTTTCTGAATAGCTTTCATCAGAGGTTTATAGAAATCCCTTTCATATATCTCCGCTTGCGACTTGTTTTCTGCCGACATTCTGTTTTCTGCAATATAGGCATTTTCAAACGAATGAATTGGATTCCCTGTTTCTTCTGAAATCATGTCCTGCAATGCTTTCAATGCGGACATACTGTCTTGATACGCCTCTTTCAGTCTGTACAGGAGATTTTCTTTCCATTTGACACTTCTGCTTTTATTGGGTGTACGGACTTTCCTGTCATAGCGTTTCCTTAAAGAGTCGCCGTCACGGTATAGTGCATCATCACTTTCTGCAACAGTCTGATGATGTGGGTCGGAAACCGCATAATTTCCGACTTTCAGTTCATACTGCTTTGCCACATCAGCGGCTTCTCCCAATATGTTTCTGTATCTGCCCGGTTCCGCAAGGTTCTCGTAACTGCGCCACAAGATGTAGCGAAGTTCGTTGTCCGATAGAGTAACCCCTCTGAAATCCTCAAAGCCTATCTTATGGAGCATATTCAGGAAGAAATCCTTTATCTGCCTCCACCAACTTGCGTTGATGTTCTCAAATTCGGTATCTTCTGCAAGCGAAGCCAGATATTCTTCTGTTGCTGTATAAGTAAAGTCGCTTTCGCTTTTAGGCAGGTTTGCAATAATCTCGGCTTGCTCGAATACCGATGTTACACCCTTTATCGCATGCTGTACATATTGTCGATACAATTTCTTACGTATATCCGTAATGCGTCTGCGTATGTTCTCATCGGCATTGTTGAATACATTATCGAGGAATGTGTCAAAATGTTCTCCGAACAACTGTCGCAAACCATAGTGCGCCACAGCCTCATGCAGTAGTGTCTGTTCAACATCAAACGTACTTGTATGGTTGGGAATGACAATGGTTATCTTCCCTGTACTCTTCGAGTAGATGCCTTTTGCACGCTGCTTCTTTCCATCCAAGACGGAAGCATCAGTAACAACCTCCACATTGTCAAGATGCAGTTTCTCTGCAAGGCTTTCCACACGTTCTGCCATTCTTTGGCGTTCACGCTGTGCAAATTCCCTCCGCTGCTTTGCCGTTCTCCTTGACTGACCGAGCAGCTTTGCCACTGGGTCATTCTCATAACTCAGCTCATCGTCCGTATATGCACCAGCTCTCTCACGCATATTTTCATCCGCAATCTTTGGATTCTCAAAGTTTTCCACTATCTTTGTGGCATGGTTGAATAGTTTTCTAACCTCAGCGGAATTGTACCGCTGTTTGGAAAGCCATTCAGCCATTCTTTTTTTATCTGTATATTCCAACAATCCTTCTACAATCCAGTTTGCCATATGAGCATTTGACGTGCGGTAATGGACACTGCGAATATCATTTATTTCTATTCGTCCTTTTTTCTTGTTAGCCTGAATAGCAACTACAAAGTTTTTCCCTTTGTGCTCTATTTCTGTCATAACAACAAAACTTCCTATATGCGTTGCACTACGGAATACCGCCAACGGATTCTGTATTGCTTTCGGTAAATCCTCCACTTCCGGCAAATCAAAAGGATGGTTTTCCTGCATTGACTTATTAGACAGACGGCTTGCAGCCAATTCTATAGGCAAATCAGGAATACTGGAACTTAGCAGGGCATCACTCGGATTGCCCAGTTGGTAAACATGCCCTTTTGGCAACGTCCCGTTAATCTGTTGTCGCAGTTCATCATTGAACCGCTCGTTCACCTCCTCCAATTCATCGTCGCTGCGGTACAGCGTGTCATCGGCATTCCTCTTGTCGATATACCGCTGCATCTCGTCCTCCGTCATCCCGGCAAGCTTGCAGGCAAGCTCTTTCATCTCGCCGTATGCAGCCTCCTGCGTCTCTCTTCCATCTCGAACAGCATAATCATAGTTGCTCTTGAATATTCTGTATTGGTCTGCAAGATAATCGGTCAGTGCCTTTCCCGCCTTATCCTTCCATTCCAAACCGCCCCAGACACCGCGCCCTGAAACACTGATACCGTCTTCCGTCAAGTTTACGTAATTGATACCCTTGACGGTACGTAATTCACGTGCTGTCGGTGCAGCTTTCTTCTTCAATTTCGCTTTATGGTCTATCGTGCGCTCCGGCACGTCAATGTTCCGTATCTCCTCGAAGAAGTCCTCTATCTTCTCATAGTGGTCTCCACTCAAATCCATATGTACAGCACGGGATGCCGCATCCTGGCGTAAGGTTTCATTCGTCACCTTGTCGATAACCACCACGCGGCAGTTTACGCTCGTACCGGCACGTTCAAACGTGATATCGGGCAAACCGATTTCAGCGGTCAGCACCGCATCTTTCTGATCTTCATACCACTTGTCAAACTTCTTGTCAGCCGAACCTCTCGGAATGATAGCCACAATACGGCCACCTTCCTCCAAATGCTGGAAAGCCTTAGCCACATGCTCCACCGCCAGCTTACCACCTGTACCGAAGGGAGGATTCATCAGCACCACATCATGCTTGTTCACCATATGGTAGTTCTCAAATACATCATTCTCAAACTTCCTACCGTTCCCTCCGGCCTTAAGCTGTAGCTTGCTGAACAGACTCTGAGAAGGCTCTACGGCTGTCAGCTGGTTCTCCAACGGCACATACCGAGCAATGGCACCATGCCCGGCACTCGGTTCAAGCACGCTCTCGCCTTCACCGATGCGCCCCCACAAGGACATCATGTACCCAAGCGGCTCAGGGGTGGGGTAGTAGTCCTGTCCCTCTCTACTGTCTCTTCTACCGCTCAGTTTCTGGTTGGTGTAATAATCCAACACAGTACCGTCAAAAGCATCCGTCTCCGTATGGCTCGGAGTATCAAACTCCTTACCGCCCACACCTTGGTTGTCAATATCCACATTTCCGCTGTGCTCTTCCACACCGCGGGCGAAACTCTCACGCAAGTTACGCGCCTGTGAGCCAAGCGCAAGATTCTCTGTCGTGCTCACCTGCTGGTTGAATTTCTGCCCGAACAGCATAAGCTCTGTGTTCAATCCCAACAAGGGATATTCAAAGATAGCGTTACTCTTGTTACCGATACGATAAATACGCCCTTCTATCTGCAAAGCAGTAATCGGGCTTTGTGGTAAGGCCAATGTCACCAGCACTCGCTGATGCTGTCCAGTGGTGTCATGCAGACTGATACCTTCCTTTCCGCTATCTTCCTGTATAACGATGACATTTTTGCCGGATGCATCATTGTTGAAGTCTTCTACGGCTTTGTCCTTTATCTTCTTGCTCTCCTTGCCACTGAAGAAAAGCACATTGTTTTTCCCGAAAGCATCTGCCAACTGTTCTCTCGGCATACGGAGGTCAAGTGTTTGCTCCCATTCCAGCATACCGGCATATTTCCTGCGAAGCCTTGCAATCTCCTTCTTGTTCTCTGCTTTTTTCGTGGCATCATATTCTTCCTTCAACGATTGTACAGCCACATCGAATATGGTTTTGAATGGTGGAACAAGCGGGTTCTTGCTCTCCACACGACGATGGAATATCACTGCTTTCCGTCCGCGTGCAAAATGTTCTTTCAGGCGGGGAATGATTTGCGTCACCTTCATACTCTCGAACAATGCACTGGTGTAATTATAATCACCTATCACTTCATGATAGGCGTACGATGTTGCTTTATTTCGTGACAGTTCCTCCATGGCGTTGTTGAATTCTTCCGCCTTGTCAAGCGTCACAGTGGGGAAGTCTCTCGAATAGTCAAACGGACTGTCAATGATACGTCCGCTTATCGTCTGTAACGTGTGTTGCAGGTAATTACTGAACTCCACTTCCTGCTTCGATACCGCTTCCGGATTACTTCCGCTGCTTTCCAAGCGGTGATAACGCCATTTGTATCCTGCCCCGAAATGTTCGAGGTAAAACTGTGAACGGGGACTTTGTGTGGAATAACCGTCTTGTTTCTCCTTTTCCGGATAAGAAAAGATATATCCCTCCACGTAATCAAGGTTCTCACGCGTATTGAAAGGAGTCGCACTCAAGAAAACTACTTTTGTATGTTTTACGTTCTCTTTGGCTTGTCGTTCCAATTCAGGCTTCACCTCTTTGGCGTATTTTGCATCTAAAGAAAGACATTCATTCCGTAGCTTGGCAAGTTCGGGGAATTTCTGTTCCATACCCTGAGTCCAATTGCCATTAAACACAGGCGGCAGTTCGCCTCTTTGTCCAAGCGTCAGTTCATTGGTTGTGCCGCTCTCTTTTTCTATACGTTTTACGATTGCATCGCGCTGGGTGCTAAACTCTTCGTTCTTGGCATTAAGCTCGTTCCATGTCGGATTGATATCTTGTAGTCGAAGGAAGGCGAATTGCTCGTTACGGTTACTCAACTTGTAATGCTGCATCGATCCTGTAGTTCCGACACCGCCCTTATTCTCCAACAATCGGTGGCTCTCGTCATACACAATCAGGTCAAACAGGTCTTCAAGTAACGCCTTGTTTTGCCTGAAGTTGGCATAAGTCGTTATCACTGCGCCTTCGCCTTTCTCGGTAATGGCGGTCGTGCCGTCCTTTCTCGCCTTGGCCGTCTTGTCAAGGTCGTTCAGTTCGATATCAAGGTTGGCCGCATCCTCTATCCAGTCTTTCACCTTAGTCTGCGAAGGAGTAAGGATAAGGATACGTCCTTTACCCTGCTTGATGAAACGCTTCACAATACCCAGTCCGGTGTAGGTCTTCCCCGTTCCCGTTCCGTTGGTGAACATATAGCCCTTGCCAAAAGCGTGGTCTCTGTCGTTGTGGCTCTCGTCAAAGAACTGCGTCTCCGCTTTCAGCACGTCATCCTGCTGCTGCGGCAACAGGAAAGGAAGTGTCTCCACGATATTTTCGCGGTCACATGTCTTCACGGGGATAGGTTCGGCTGCCCGTTGCGCCTTGCGCTTCTCTTCCAGCGATTCACCCACCTTCTTCCGAAGTTCAACCTTGCCGATGATGCCAGCCCACTCCTCAACGGTATGCACCTCACCGTCCATGGGAAGCTTGCTCTTCCACATTTCTTTGATGAACGCATCTATTTCGTTCTCGCCAAGTCCTGCATCTTTTAGTTTGCTGCCGAGCGCCTCGCGCATCCGTTTCGCCCATTCGGCAAAATTGTGCGCGCCTTTCTTTATATATGCATAACCAACCTTTGCCCCGGCTGAAACCAACTGCGGCAACACTTCCATCTGTCGGCTGTTCATGCCGACAAGGCTCATACTAAGTTCTTCCCGTCTAGCACGGTTGAACTCGTCAAGCACGCTGTCGAACTCCTTCAGCGCGTCGGCAAGTTCTTTGTCAAGCGGGTCGTTGAGGTCTAATCCTCTATCATTCTTTGCATTTCTTGCTGTGTCAGCCTGTACTCCCCGCTTACTATTTTTTCGAGAAGTTGTACTGCTCTTTCGTCCTGTTCTTCCTCCGACATTGCGTCCCTCCCCGCTACGTACACTGCTTCCTGAATGCACGTCACCCTGGGAATCACCAGGTTGTAGTACGGATTCTCGAACAGGAACTGTCTCACTGCCTCCATTTCCATTGCCGGTAGCATCGCTTCGCGCGTCAGACGGGTCAGCATGTAGTGGTCCTCCCTCTGCGGGAACTCCTTCTTCACTAGTTTCTCTATCCAGTCGTGCATTCGAGTTTCCACTTTGTCCTCTATCTCGAACGTCCACTCGCTGCTCGTTTCCAAGAGCGGGTGTATCCAGCTGTGCGCTGTCGGTTGCGCCGCTATCTGCGGCAGCAGTTCTGTTGGGATACCTAACATCTTCGTAAACTTTTAAATAGGATATACTTTGTATCATGCCCTGGTTACCGTCAAGATAATCCAAAGCGTTTGCTTTCAATACTTCGTCAGTGGAAGCACTCTCTATCTCCTCACGTGTTAGCGGTCGTTTTCCGGCTTCCGCCATGCGTGCGTCACCGTTCATCCGCTTCCAGTGTTCCAAAGATACGGGTTCTTTTCCGGCTTCTTCCGCCTTTCGTGCGTTTTCTTTGGATGCTCTCCGTTTTTCTTCCTCTTCTTTGGCAATACGTTCCGCCATTTGGAATATGTCTTCACCGGCTTGCGGAGTGTTTTCTACAGCATTCTCCGAATCTTCAGATTGAGTGACAGAAAGGGCTGCATCCTCTTTCGGGATTACGGCATCCACCAACTGTTTAGCATCATCTTCGCTACGCATCAAGAAGCCCCTCTGTTTTGCGTCATACCATCCTTTAAGGCTCTTGGCAAATGCATTGGCACTTCTGAACTCATCCTTAGACAGTTCCATGCCAAACTTCACTATCTGCATATCCAATACTTTACCCCTCTTTGTGGTGTACTGTGCCGGAGTAATGGTGTATGCAGCATCAGTCGGTGTTGTCGTTTCTTCATTGGAATTGCTTTGTTCTAACTTCCGCTGTTCAGCAAAGAGGCCGTTTATTTCGGAAATAATGCGGGCTTCCTCAAATATATCACTCTGACCATGTGCGGCTTCTTGTTCCTTGTGCAGTTCTTCAATGCGTGACTTGATTTCAGAAAGTCTGTCGACTTGTGTACCTGAACTCTGTTCCTCAACACTTTTGACTGACTTGTATTCTGCAAACGCTTTTGTCTTCCGGTGGCTACTATCTATCCATTTCTCGAAATCCTCCAAGTTTACGGCAGTTACCACTGTCTTGTGATTATTTGCCCAGTCGCTGTCATAATTCGCGAAGTAAGCTGCCTCGGCATCGTCAGTCTCATTGAAACCAAGCATTACCTTATGCTCATCAAAGCTGCCGTCCTCATTATACTGGTCCACCACGAACACCCTGCGTCCGTTCCACCCGTCAATATCGTCAGAGAGGAACACGTCTATGTGGTCTCCATCCACGCCCTCCGTGCCACGAATGTATCCGTAGGTGTTCTGCATGATCGTTTCCCACTTGTTGCCCTCTGTGTCTATTCCACTACGAACGGATCCTTTCGGGTTCTCAATGGTGATATTGAATGTACCAACCTGCACATGACCTTTCTTATAATTGCCTGCTTCTTTCTGTTTCTCCGTAGGAGTAGTATCGGTTTCTTTCTCTGCCACTGCAACAGCATTGGCTAAAGACAAAGATGCATCAATATAATTAAGAACATCCAATAAATCTCCGAATGTTTGACCGTCATACTCATAAGCGCTACCTATATAATTACCTTTCGTATCAGGTGCATCAACTTTTATAACTTTATGAGTACCATCAACAATAATTGTCTGTTTATAAGTATCGCCATACTTTCCGCTTTCAATCCAATCATCTTCTTGAACTTCAATACGTCTTGCTATTTTTGCACTAAGTTGATTGTCAGTATCATCAGAAGATAGCATTTCTTCTTGTGATAAAGAAGATTCTATTTCGCTTTGTCCACCAATGCTTTCAGTTCTTCCTGTATCATCAGTTGTCCCATTTCCGTTCTCAACTCGTTCTCTTGGCGCAAGAGTTCCATTGCTTCCTTGCTGCCCTCGTTGGCTTGTTGCAGTATCGCCAACCAATACATTGCTTCGTTGTTGTCCATTGTAATCTAAATTAAATGTTTCTTTAATAGCCTGTACGAGCGTCCGAGGGGTATTGTCCGGTTGTTCGAACAGAGTTTCTTCCTGTGTACCTTGTATAAGGTCATAAATCTTGCCGAATGTATTTTGAATGAAGCTTTGGCTTTCACCTTTATACATTGCGGCCAAATGCAGGACAAAGTTACTGAAATTATCAGCAGGGAGATAACTTTCCCCAGTGACATCATCCATTTGATACTGGCGTTTCCAACTTTCTACGGCAGTACGTGCTTCCTTGAAGTTCTTTGCCTCTGCAAACATTTTATCTTGGGACAAAGCATAGTAAGCACGAACGGAATTCTGTATCTCATCTACCATTCGTTCACTGTTCGGACTATCATAATCACGAAAAGCAGTGGCAAGAATAGCTTTTTGTGCTTTTACCGGCAATACGTTGAACATTTCCTCTAACCGGGTACTTCCATCCTTGAAGATACTCTGATACATGATACCGCGAAGGTCGTTCTTGGCTTCAGGTGTCAGATTGCCCTTGCTGTCAAACGCACTCTTATATTGTGTGGGGCTGATGAAACCTCTTTGGGTCATCCATTTTAGGACACTTGCACCGTTGGCATCCACAAGCCCGGCAAACGACACTTCATCGTCCGAGGCTCTGAGTAACAGGTTGGCAAACGAACGTACTTCGATTCCCATACGCTGTAAGGCATTTTTCGGTTTGATTCGTTCCACACCTCCGCTTTCGGTGTCCTGTGCTACGTATTGTCCCAGAGGAATAGCCGTAGCATCGTCCACATGAAGCATATTTACCAGCACCGGACTTTGTAGGGCAGCAATATCTTCAGCACGCAAACCAAACTCTTCCGCATGGTCTTTCAGGTATTGCCTATATGCTTCGGCCTGTTCCGGATGGCTTTCCCACATCAGACGCAAGGCATCACTGCGGTTGTTTCCCTGTATAACTTCACCACGTTCGTTTACGGTCGGCGCACCGGTGTAAGCGGTAATACTCGATGTGATTTCTTCCGGATGAATGTTCCCGGCGATTTTCCGTGCAGACAATACGCTCGCTTCGTCATTCCGTTCCTTGGGTTGCGCTTCATCAATAAAATGCAGAGGATTACGCACACCTTGGATATGGCTCGGTTGCAACAACGATGCGTCAATCACAGCCACACGACCGGGAGCCAGCACATCATTGCTGAACTTCACGTTCACCTCTTTACCTTGTACGGTCTGCAATGGTTCTTGCCTGTCAATCTTATGGCCGTTCACACGTCTGTACCCCCTTGCGCGGGCATCCTGCGGTGTATCATCCACCATGTCGGGAACTCCATTAAGGGCTTCACGCTCGACGCGTTCGGCTTCCTCACGTTCGGCACGTAACTTTTCTTCTTCTGCCTTTCGCAATGCGGCTGCTTCATCGGCAATACGTCTGCGTTCATCATCCGCTTCCATTTTTCTGCGTTTGGCGGTACCGGCTATCTTCTGCCAAACGAGCAATTCCTGTTTGGCTGCATCAATCGCCGCTTTGCGTTCTTTCTCGGAAGCAATCTTTTCGGCAATGGAGTTGCCACCTTTCGATTTGGCTTTCTCCAACTTCTTCAAGGCTTCTTCCTTGTCGGCAACCATTCCATCGGCTACGGTCTGTGCCATATCCTCATCACCCTCAGTCTGCTCCACAATGGCATCCCAAGCTGTGTCGCTGTCGGCCTGCTCATATAGTGGATTTCCCTGCTCATCCTTTGGTATTCTCTGCATGGCAGGAATATTTTGAGGGGCATTGTTATCATTTTCGGGAATATTTTCCGCACCATTGTTGCTCTCATTCTCGGCAGGGCGTTCAAACGCTACTCCGTTATGCTCCAACAACATATTGTCAAGTTCATCACGGGTAAACAGGTTCACACGCTTGCCGTTGATAGGGGCTTCGGTAAATACCTCATACTTGCCGTCCGCATCAGTATCTGCTGTGATATTGCCACGGACGGTAACGCCGTTCTCATCGGTAAGCGAAACAATGTCATTGAGGGCGTATTGTGGTCTTTCAGCCTCTTGCATCTCCTGTTTCCGTTCGGCATTCTCAATGGTTCTCTGCTGCTCGAACTGCGCCACACGTGCCAAATTTGCCGCATCAGCCTGTTGCTGTATGGTTTCTTTTGCCAACGGGAAGATGTTCACGCCGTCCGAAACGTTAACTGTGCCGTCCCCATTATCCACAATATCGTCCTCGTTGGCTACAATCTGAACCTGTATCTGTGCGTCATCTCTTGTAATGGTGTATGTATCGCCGGGGTTGAATGTAACCACACCGTCAATCTTGTCGGATGCTTCCTGTGCGAACTGTTGAATGATAGTTTCCTCCGCTGTTATTTTCTCATCGGACGGGTTCAACGGTTCATCAATGTTCAATACGGCATCTGGCGACACCTGTTCGAGTGCGCCTGTTTCTGCATCACGTACAATGATACTGCCGTCCGAAGCCCGGTTGTCAATGCCGCTGCCGTCTGCATACTGCACAAGGTTTCCACCCACCACATACACACGGCGGTCGTCCTGTTTCATCGTTGCCCCCTGTATCATGCCTGTGGTGCGGTTGGTGCGTGCGTCAACCATTGCGTTGCTTTGCTCCACACGTGCGTCTATGTCATCGCGTACACGCTGAATCATGCCGTCATATACCTGCTTGGCATTGAGATAGTCAAGAACCGTTTCCAACTCGCTTTCTCTCCAAAGGCCATTGTTCCGCATTTCCTCCAATGCATTCATAGGATGTATATCCAAAAAGCCAAGCGTGTTTTCATCCACTATGGCAGAAACCCTCTGCCGCTGGTAGTCACGCATATTCTTGGCATCGGTCATTTCCTGTGGGTCTGCGAGGTTGTAACCGTCAATGTAGCTTTCATTCATTGACTGCACATCCTCGTCCTGTTCACCGCCCCGCTTCTGTGCGAGAGTACCGAGGTTAAAGCCCCTCATCATCAACGAACGCTCCATATAGGTAAGTACTGCGGCTCTCTCATCGTCAGAGAAATCCTTGTCGTTCACAATGCCCTCTGCCACACTTCCAATGTCATCGTTGGTCGTAAGGTCGATAGTCGCCCTTAACGGCTCCCATATTTCTTTGCCAAGCAATTCTGTTACACGGGCATCAGCCTTGTTTACGCCGTGCTTCATTGAAGCATACTGCGCTCCCGACAAAGTTGCCTTACCTGCACCCATCAATCCCATAGAAAGAGCCATGCCGCCCCAAATGTCGCCGTGGAATTGTCCTATCGCAAGCAAATTGGTGCGTGTGCCGTCCGGGTTTTGCTGATAAGCATCGTCCAGATTGAGCATGGTGCGCCACAGCTGACCGTAGTATTCTTCCGTTACCTCTCCGAAATAGTCGCTCACACCCATTTTGTTGAATAACTGATGTGTCTGTCCCATGATACCGTTCAACGCACCTGCATCAGCCTTTGAAAGTACTGCACCGATACGCTTTGCCCCCACCACATTGGCGAGTTTGCTCATATTTCCAAGAGTAACTACAGGGTCAAGGTGCGAACCGAACATTTCCGAATAGTTTTCAACGATGGCATCGGCTTCTCCTTGCCAAATGGCATTTCCCAAAGTCTTGTCGTTGGAAAAATCATAGTTTCCGTTCTCATCGACAACCACATCACCGAGTTTCCTGTCGATGATGTCGGTCGTGGTTTTCCCTGCCTGTACCGTGTTGGTCATCAGCGGAGCACGGAGAAGTAGGTCATCAGCGGTTGTTCCGAGAGCCTTGATAGTCCAGTTGGTGGCATACTGCCCCAAGCCTTTTACGCCGTTGTTCTTCACGTATGTCTTGAAGCCCTGTTCCGCCATTTGCTCTACTACTTCTTTGCCCACCACCTTTGTGGCGGCTTTCATTCCGGCTTTGGAAAGAACGTTGATGCCTTTGAATCCGTAGCCCGTGAGGTAAAAGTCAAGTGCGAATGCCGGTATATCTTTTGACATGACTCCCATCTTATACCACCAATTATCAGGATACATCTGCTCAGCCTGCTCTTTTTTGTAAGTTGCGCCCATCATTTCATTATAGGCTTCACGTTCTCCTTCTGTGGCATTCTCGCCATTCAGGTCATCGGCGTGCATTCGTGTTAAATTACGATTCAAATCGCCCATGCCAAGGTCAAAGTCGGAAAAACCAATGCTGCCGAATCCCCGCCAATAGCCTACATCAACACCTTGCTCACGTTCCTGTTGTCTTTCCAACCTTGAAATGAGTTCTTCCGTGTCATAGATGGCGACATCCAAAGCTCTATTTTCCTTGTCGCTCATCTGACGAGGAACATAGGTATCTGCTGCAAGCAAGAATCCAAGAGGAGCTGTATTCTTTTTTGTATCTTCTTCCCATTGTTCATGCACTCTTTTGGCACTTGCATCTCGTTTTTCTTGCAGTTCTGCAAGTTTCAGCCTTGCACGGCGTAGTTGTCCGTTTACAGACATATCAGCCGCCTGTCGGTATCTGAAACTCTCCATGTTGGCAAGTCCCTTGCTTGTGTACCTGTTGCCGAGAGGGGTAATGTAGGTTTTCTCCAACTTTCCGCTCTCCGGGTTGAACTTCATTTTCCCCTCTGCGGTCTGTCCGCCGCCCAATGGTGCGTTTTTTTGATACTCACGCATGGTTTCCATTTGTTCGTTGAAACCGTCCATCATTTGCTCCGTACGGCGTTTCATCTGCCCCATATTTGCACTGAAGCGTATTTTATCCTGTTCTGTTAACGGATTTTCCGATTGCACCACAGCATCAGCTTTGCTAAAACCTAACTGATTGGAAAAACTATCGTAGTCCCCATAATCATATTCCTCACTGGTCGCATCATACAGTTTCTTACGCTTCGTATCATCTTGAATGTCGGTACAGAACTGTTCATAGCTGCCCAATTCATAATCTTTCGATAGCGCATCATACAGTTTTCGCTTGTTGTCATTATTCTTGTCTTTCATATCAGCTCATTGGATTTTTCTTCTTGTTGGATTGACTGCTTCCCATCGGGTTGCTCTTTTTTTGCTTGCTCTTCCTGTTCACCTCTGCTGCTACTTCCGAAATTGGTCTGCGCACGATTTTCTTTTTCGGATTCATGTAAGCATCCACACCATCATCTTGTTCTTCTGTTACAGCAATGCCCAGTTCTTCTGCTGCTCGCATCACCGCCTCATCATAATCGGCTTTGGTCTTATAATCCTTGCCGCCAAGGTTGCCGTAATACTTGTTGCCGCTTCCGCCTCCTTCATTGTAGTAGTTTGCCCGGGCTCTGCTGGCCGAAGCGGATGCTCTTTGCGCTCCACCTCTGGCTTTCTCTGTATCTACCTTGGCCTTTTCAAGTTCTTCTGCATATTTTGCTTCAATTCCTTTGCGTTTGGCTTCAGCTTCGGATGCGGATATTTTATTGCCTTGCAGTTGGATATTCAATTCAAACAGTTGCCTGTCGCGTTCCTCTTTGGCATCGTTCCGCATGCGGTTATAATCGTCAAGTCTGAGCAGTCTTTGCCACTTACGTTCACGGTCATTCCCTTCTTCATCAGCTATCTTTGCCTTCATCAGCCCCTCATAATATTCTTTCTCCTTGCCTTCACGTTCTTTCATCAGCTTGTCATATCTCACTTTGGTACGTTCTGACATGGTATTCTTACCGGTGTACATATTTGGAGCGTACTGCGTGGTGAAGAACAAGTTCGAGAGTGCCGATATGCCGTCACCGATAGCCGTAAATATCTGGTCTCGCTTCTGTTTCTTCTTTTCCTTTTCAAGTTCCTCCGCTGTCGGTGGAGTATAGGGATTTAAAACCTTAAACAAATCTATATTCGACATATTTTCAGGTGTCGAATATGTGTATCCTGCGAACCCGCTTGTCCGGATGGTCCCGTCCTCCATGAAAGCATGTACCCCGTCTCCAAATTCTCGCACCACCTTGCCATGGTTTACTGGAACTTGCTGTCCCGTCTTTATTTCGACAGGTGAACTGGTCTGTACATTTTCCCCTGAAGTTCCTCCGCTTGTTGGCGGCATGTTTTTTTGACTTGCTGGAATCTGTGGAGCAGATGCAATAGGAGCCGCAGCTGCTTGTTGTTCCGTCCATTTCTGTGTACCCTTTGCCGGGGATGATACGGAAGGAGCGTCTTGCTGCTGTTCGTGCCATTCCTTAGAGCCTTTGGGCGGAGGCGTACCACCTCCGTTACCTAAAATATCATCCATTGTTGCCATATTGAAATAGTTTAGAAAGGCATTTGACTTACCGCGTTAGTTACTCCTTGTACAGCTCCCGATATGGCATTGGCCTTGCCTTGCTCAATGGCATTAAGTTGCTCTGTGAGAGCGTTGTCGTTTTGTAAGTAAGTGGCTTCGATATTGTCCTTACGTGCTTCTGCATCAGCGGCAATCTGTGATGTTGCATCGGCAAGAGCCTTGTTGTTCGCTTCTTTGGCCGCTGCCACACTTTCATCAGTACCGCCCATGACGGCTGCACTACCGGCAGCGGCTTTATTACGTTGTTTTATACTCTCTTCAGTTTGCGTAAGGATGCGTTGTGCATCAGCCCGCTGAGTGGCATCCTCGTTGTACCGCCTGTCGTACCAGTCCTGATTCTTTTGCCGTTGAGCCTCAACATTACGTTTTGCTTTCTTCATGGCCTTGGATGCCTTGATCCCACCGAAAATGCTGCCAGCAGCACCTATGGCACTTCCTATTAAACCCATAAGACTTTAGTTTTGATTATTAAAAGTTATACCTTGCGTGCGAAAGTAAGCCGTTATCTTCGCATCATCATTTTATCTTTTTACATACAAATCATTATGGCAATAGGAAAAAAGACCGGAGGGCGGCAAAAAGGTACGCCCAACAAAATAACGGCACTGGCAAAAGGGATGATTGAGAAATGGCTTGAAGCGCACAACACTATACCCGAAGGAGATGTGACGCCACTAATAATGCAGGACTTCCTGGAACTTGACCCCAAAGACAGGGTGAAAGTGTCGACAGAGTTCATTAAAATCATCATGCCTAAGAATATCAGCATAGACGATGGCGAGGTCAAACTCACCATTGAGGACAAGCTTGTCAAACTTGCCGGAGAAGAAGACGAGGAAGAATAATCTATTACCCTCTACTTTAGATTGTCTTCATGTCAAGGGAACCCCAACCCGAAAAGGGGACGATTTTACTGATTTGCTTTGAAGCGATGTTCGAGAGAATGTCGCTTTTTTAGTTCGCAAGCTGCCGGAAGCATTCAGGAAGCATTCGGGAATAATTGCACATTCTTCCGTAATTATTCGGGAAGAATGTATGATTATTCTAGAAGAATATAGGATTATTCACGAATAATGATGGAAGAATAAGTTTTTTTTCGGGAAGAATGCTATATTATTCGGGAATTATTACGGAAGAATAGCCGATTATTCCGGAATAATGAATGTTAATTTTAGCCCGAAATTCGTAAACGTACACCAACAGATGTAAATTTTAAGTTAAAACACCCGCTTTATTACATTTGTTTTATTTCATTAACTATTTGATTCTTCGGGAATAATTGCACATTCTTCCGTAATTATTCGGGAAGAATGCAGGATTATTCCGGAAGAATGTGCGAAAACTCCCGTATTTTGCCGTAAAGTAAAGTATATATATCTACTACGTCTACCGCGCGTGCGTGCGCACGTGAGAGAAATTTCGATTTTAGGGGAATAAAAGGGGAGTTTAAAAAGAAAGCCTACAAAGAAAAGCTCTCTTGTAGACTTCAATGGTAAAAAGATAAACGGGCAAGAAAACTCCCGCCCGTTATTTTTGCGCTGATAAAAACATCAGCATGGAAAAAGAACAATCATTCCCGGATTGGATATTGGAACTGGAAAGCTATGCAAGACAATATTGCGAGCTTGAAAAAATCGAATACCAACTTTCTCCGGTTCTGCGCGAGTTCAATTCAGCACAAGAAACCACTACCCACATGAGCGTCCGCTTGGCCGCTGAAAACGAGATACGCAACAGGAAAGACTACATTTGCTCGTTCATAGGCAGGTGCGTGATAGAACGTATCAAGGAGTCCGGTAGGTTATCGAAATATCCAGAACTGCATACCAATCACTCCCTATGAAGTACAATATAGCAAGGACAATCGGTGAATTTGACAGATAAAAACCAAAAGACAATGGATGATACAATCACAATACCCGGTTTTGAACCGATACCCACACAAACTTTATCTGAATTGTTGTCCGACATCCTCACTGCTGTTGAAGCTGTCAACGATGCGGATAAATTATTCCAAGCAATAGCCAATACACGGAAACCTGACAAATCCATATCCAACCGAAATGCAATAATGCTGCATCAGACAATGGAAATCGCATCGGGTGGCTTGGATATGGCTTGCCGTGACCTCGCAGAAAAATGCAGACCGCTTTCTTCATTGCTCAGACGAAAATAG